GCAACACGCGCAAAACAACGCCTGCAATTTGTTGTAATCACCCTCGTTCGGTAACTGCCACTGACTGGTACCAAACCAGTGCGAAGCCATGTTTTTCTTTCCGGTGGCTTCCGCTATCTGTTTTGACGTTATTCCCAGTGATTTACGCGCATCACGAAAGTAAGAAATCAGCGGGGCCATGACGTGCTGTTTTAGCTCGCGCCCCTGTGCCACATAGCCATCATCTTTCGGGCGATACGGTCCCTGATAATGTTCTGCAAACAGAATGCGCTCTGTGGCCGGAAAATACGCCCGCAGACTTTCCTTATTGCACCCGTTCCAGCGTCCGGACGGCTTCGCCCAGATAATATGGTTCAGCACATTGAAGCGTTCACGCATCATGATTTCAATGCCAGATGCCAGGCGATGGCCACAGAACAGGTAAAGACTTCCGGCAGGTTTCAGCACCCGCCAGAACTGCGCCAGACACTGGTCCAGCCACTTCAGGTAATCATCGTCGCCCTTCCACTGGTTATCCCAGCCCTCGGGCTTCACTTTAAAGTATGGCGGGTCTGTGACTATCAGATCGACAGAGTTTTCCGGTAAGGTCTGGATAAATTCCAGGCAATCAGCGTTGATTAACTCACAACTGGATATTTTTACAGTATTAGCCATAGATCAATAAGCACTTCTCTGATAGGCTCATACCGCTTTTGCGCAAAGCAGATGGGCCTGAGGTTTGCTTGTGACCCCAACGCATGAGCAGATGGCTGGCAGGTGCCGCTAACACCCACCAGCCGCCCATTACCACAAATAAAAAAGCCTTCACTGAGGAAGGCGTCTGTAACAACCGAACTGATAATCTGCCAGACCCGCCATAACAAGCTGGGTCAGTATTAACTGGCAGCGTTCGCGTGAAAGATAAGTGTTCTGCGCAATTTCCCCGGCGGTCGCCGGTTCGGTGACGCTTAATTCATTAAACACCACTCTGGCGGTTTCGGTCATATCCTGCTGTTTTAGCATGCCTTTTTCCATTTTCCGGTTAACGTGACATACCAATAACTCTTGTCGAAAAAGCCAGCAAGTTGAAAGACCGGTATTAGCAACCACCAGCGCGTTTAACGCCCCGTGCCGTTTTTCAGTCATAAAAAAACCCGCAAAAAGCGGGCTCTTTCAAATGTCCATGTCTGCTATTCGCCTCGCGGTACAGCTTTGCTAAGCTTACCGGAATTGAAGCAGTTTTTACGTCAAAAAGCAATAACTTTTTTCTCTATACCAAAAGCCATAACCATTGGTTTGTACAAAATAAATTCTGCCACCTTTAGCCAATGCTCAATGCGTCTTTCACAGGTTCTTAAACTCCATTCCGGATGTGCATCATTCAGCAGTTCAGCCATTTTGCGCTTAGTCATCCCCCGCCCCACATAACGCTGACTCAGAACATTGAGCAGCCCGGGATAACCTGCCAGTACTTCACCAATAACCCTGTCGATTATTAACGCCTCTGAATCGGTACAATGTGCCAGCCAGCTTTTTTGATTGCCGTTGATCATATCCCGCAAAAAAGCCTCAAGTTCAGGTTTGTCCAGACCCGCTTTTTTCATCCTCCGGAGCGCCTCGTTAATTGCCGTTTTTGTCAGCTTTTTAGAGGTCAGTAATTGGTTGAACATATTTCCCGTCTTACCGTCGCCAATATACGACCAACGCCCCCACATACGCAGTTTCCCCTGGATCCAGACACTTTCCAGCGTTTTCAGGCGTAAATGCTCACCGCTTTTGCCTGTAATTTCCGGGTATATCATATTTATGCTCACTCACTTTCAATTTTGTAAATCTTCACGCCCAGCCGCCCACCAGAAACGAGCTGACCGCGCACAATATTGATTTCATCAAACTGCTCGTCGTCTATAAGTAGTCCGGCATGCGTAAGCGCATCCAGTGGTGCCTTCAGGATATTGTCCAGGTCGCGGCGGCGCTTATCCGGTGGCTCTGCAATAATCTTTATCGCCAGCCTTCCGGACAGGTTTAATTTCAGCCACTGCTGGCGAACAATAAGTGCCACATCCCGGCGATAACGCTCACCGGCTTTTGACACAAAATATGTGCTGCCACGACGTCGCCAGTAGGTGTTCACCGTCGGCGGGTAAGGCAAAACAAATTCTATGCGTTCAGTCATTCATGCTTTCCACTTCAGGACACCCGAATTTCTCGCGTGCATTAAAAAACGAATCAGCAACAACAGCTGGCTGCCGTGTTTTTCTTCAAAATCTTTTACCCCGGCGTGCAGTTCGTTATGACATTTACGGCACAGCGGAATAACAAACAAATCATCAGCCTTTGTTCCCATCCCTCCCAGTCCATGACCAATGATGTGATGCGGATCATCTGCCTGATTACCGCACGTCATGCATTTCTGCGTTTTTACCCAGCGCGTGTATACAGGCATCTCTTCCCGTTGTGGTTTCTGGCGCTGGAGATACTGAGCCGGTGACTCCGGATCAACGGCAATGCTGACCACCGTCTTTTCCTGTGGCGGGTTTTGCTGGTGGGCGTGAGGCAGCAGCGCAAGATTTTTTGTGCGCTGCTTCAGTATGCTGGTGGCGGTCTGCTCTCCCGGTACGATGTCGCTTTCGCGGTACACCGAGCGGATTTTTTCCGCACGCAATCCCAGAGAACGACGTAATACTGCCTCCGGCAATACGTCCGCTACCTGATTGCAGACCGCCCACCAGGATAATTCAGCCAGCGATAACTCCCGCTCCTGTGTACCGTTTATTGCGTGGCGGATGACGTCAATCATCCAGGATGTCAGGTTTTGTTGAGCAAGTTGCCCGAGTGATTCTGAAGTCTGGTCGCGTAACTGATTATCACAGTGCCAGCACAATACCATTGCGCCGGTACCGTAACGATGTATGACGGTTTCACTGTGGTGGTAGTCACCATGAGGCCACTGGCAGGATTTAACATGGCGTAACAGCCAGTCAGACAATGCGCCAGCGCCGCCAGCAGCACGAATCACCCGCTCATCGCTGAAAAATGGCAGTAATGATTTATCTTCCGCGAGCGGCTGGCGCACGGCAGGAACAGTTCCTGACGGCAGACCGCGCATGCTTTTCGGTTCCGGCTCCACCAGCACCCGGGGATTATGAAATACCTGCATGGATTCACGGCCCGGCTTAAGGACCACCAGCCCGAGTTCCGGTACCAGAACAGGTCGAAGTAATACCCGCACGTTACCTCCAGATACGCTGCTGGAATGTGCGGGACGGACGCGGTGGGCGTTCAGAGTAAGGCAGTCTGACTGAGATTATCCAGTGTCGGAAGTCGAAGCTGAGGTCTTTCTGAAACTCGTAACCACGTCTGCGGTAGTTCTGAATTAGCCACTCTGCCTGCTCTTCAGTACATGGATCATGCTGGAACCAGTCAGATTTGAATGCATGAGAACGCCGCCCGTGCCTGCTGGCAAAGACGGCTGAATTATCAGAATTGTGTTGTCTGGAATTTTGCGCCATCGGCTTTCTCCGGTGGCACAGTGTTACTCAACAGGGGTTCAGCCCTGCGCTGAATTGTAGATGAATTCACTCATCTTCAAAAGCAGAAAAACCAGCCTTAATCCCAGCTTCTTTCAGAGACGGCAACGATGTGACAAATTCATTTGCACGCAAAATAAAACCATCCGTCACAAGCCCATCCACCAAATGAATTAACGCAGCTCCACTCTTCCTTTGTTGAGACTGTAAACATTTAATACGGCAGTGGCTGACAATAGCGCCATTCTCAACGCGCACAGTATAGAGGCCATCCTCACTAAAAATTTCACGTAATTCTTCGATTTTCATCAACAGAATCCTTCCAGATAAATAGCACTCCCCCTGTTCGGGGTCCATCCCTCTTCTCCCTGCGCGCTACTTAAGTATTTTTGATTCTATTCTGGCACCGTCCAAAACTTCAAACACGTTGAAAATAAAAACAAAAAACCCGCCGAAGCGGGTATACTCAAACAATCTGGAAAATATTTCTTGGATTTGTAATAGGTCTGTTGATGGAGAACAACTCACGAATTAAATCTTGGCTCAAGCCAGTTTTCATAAGAATTCTTAGCCAGGTTGCATCATCCAGCATTTCAATCGCCTCGGCCAGCATACCGGGTTCTTCAGGGCGCAAAAGTTCATCACCAGGTTCAACTCTCGTATACCCTCTGGAATTAAGATGCATATAGCCAGTTCTTGCCTGTTCCTGGGTCAATAAGCCTAATGCGCTGGCTCGATAAATACACATTTTAAGGCTGATTTTCCATCTAAGTTTAAATTCAACCAGAGCATTCCAGTCGAATTGCTTACCTCGTATTCGTGGAAATTCTTTAATGAAAGATAACCTGGGAACTAATAAGGCGCTCGAAAAGTGATCGGCTTGTGATTCCGTAAGTTTATCACCTGTCGTTATGCCCTCATGCATTACTAAATGCCCTAATTCATGACCTAAATCAGAGCGAAATCTACATATGCTTTTTTTAACATTGTTCCTGATGATAACAGGCCTGTTATTGTGAACAGTAAAAGCATCAACACGATCATCGACTCCCGTAACATGCGCAACGATTACCCCTAAACTCTCCGCCAATTTAACCATTGATGATATAGGGCCAAGACCTAAATTCCAGGCACGGCGACAATCTTCTGCCACTCGCTCAATATCATTCGGAGTAAGTAATTCAGCCCCTGGGTGCTCCGGTATGTTAACGTCAGGAAATTCGATTTCACCTTCAACAGCAGAAATTATAATATTAAGAATCTCAGCCCTGGCCAATACACTATTAGTCAGCGTTTGAGTCCTGGACTTCTTACTCCGAAAATGGCAGACATCACTTTCCAGAGCGTATTTTCGTTCAGTAAAAAGAAAACTGGACTTAATCATAAGCGCTGAAGATATTAACTCAAGACATTGCTCCGATGGCCTGCACCCCTTCTCCAGTTTGCTAACGAATTGCTTTGTCTTGCCAATTTTTTCGGCTAACTCTTCACAAGAAAGCCCAACAGCCATTCTCGCTAGTTTGAGCTTATCACCCCGATACTCAGTGAAGTTATTCACCTGATGTTCCATCACTGCTCACATCCAAATCTTTATCCTTCGTACGCCGACGAAGAGGCACCTTATTAATCTCCGCTTCGTCAGGGAGTGTGTTATAATCAAGAGGCATAAGCGGCATCGATGCTGTAGATTGATGAGAAACTATACTAATCTGAGCACCATAAGTATTAAATCCAACAAGAGCTACCTCCCAACGAGGCAGTGTGGACTCTAATTCACCATCGCCCTCTTCGGATAAAAAAGGCTCAGCTATGACTCGCCATGTAATATCTTGCTCAGCCTCAACATCACCAAACAATGAGAGTTGCTCATACTCTACTTTATTTCGACGCAGACGATGTTTCTTTTTGGGGTTATTAATGCAATCTTTGGTAAATTGTAGCGGAACTTTATTTAAAGCAACTACATAGTCCAACCCCTTGGAAATCATCTCAAGGCCAGGAATTGCATCTTCATTTTGAATAAGATGATTTCTGACCCAATCATAAGCCCTTACACCTTCAGACCAGTTGCTGTCTAATGCGTGCTTATGATAGTACAGCTGCTCAAGTACGTTAGCGATCTCCGCCAACAAGTGGCGAACATAGTTTTCAGCAAGATAAGGTTGAAATTCCCAACAAGGAGCTAACTGATTTTCATTCATTTCAAGTTTCGCTTTTTTTAGAATTCGTAAACCACATATTTTCGCATTTTTCTATTTTTGTCAACCAGACTAATGCAAAAACCCGCCGAAGCGGGTTAAGTGCGGGTGCGTTGAGGATGCCTGGCACATCAGAGGTGGCGGGAGATTACTCCCCCGCCGGGTCTCTTACTCCTCAGGTTCGTAAGCTGTGAAGACAGCGACCTCCGTCTGGCCGGTTCGGATTCGTACCTCGCAGAGGTCTTTCCTCGTTACCAGTGCCGTCACTATGACGGTTAAACAGATGACGATCAGGGCGATTAACATCGCCTTTTGCTGCTTCATAGCCTGCTTCTCCTTGCCTTTCGGCACGTAAGAGGCTAACCTACGTGTGTAGAGCATAGATATGGCCTCAGATTAATGTTAAGCGTCTTGCCGGACGCGTAATGTTAACTGGGGCTTTTCTCTATCTGCCTTTGGTGTTGATGCCCGAGGCAGATAGCCTCAAGCACCCGCAGCAATTCTACTTAACTACCGTTACCTCGCCAATATGAAATCAATCAGAAAGGTGATCCATAAGAACAACAGCAAGACAATAAATTGCCATTACAGCAGCAATAGCCAGCGCACATTTGAGAACCAGCACCACAACCTCCTGTATTGGACGTACACCAGTCCTGATAAATATGAGGCTGTCTCGTCAGTGATTCAATACAACTACTGGGTATAGTTTCTATGATTTTGTTCTGTGGAAATGGAAAACAGCAACCAGTCACCACCAGCACTTCTTTAAACATGCCAAGTCACACGCAAGCCAACATTATAGTTCCCTTTGAGCGAGCAGATGAAGCTAGCAAAAATATTGATCACTTAGGATGCATTACTAACGTTGCTATGTGTTAACGAACAGGGAGTGGGTCATCAGCATAAATATTTATGCAGTAGGTTTCTTTTAGGACTAGATTAATCAAAAACATTTAGATAAAATTATAAAATCAAGAAATTGGTGGCAATTAATCTTTAATTGTGCCAGCTGAATTTCGTTATTATAGAAGATTAGCTTTTTTTGAGTGTTTGGAGAGTAAAATGTTAGAACCACCAAAGAGTTATAATGAAATGTTGCCTATGCTCCATAAGGCGACTTTTATTACTACATTTATATTTTACCTATCATTAGTCATTTATGGCTACATGCCATTGGTTGGCATTAATGCCAAGTATATCCCCCCCGTTAAAGACTACGAGGAATTTATTAAATGGATATTAACCTTTGGCATACTACCAATTGCATCTTCAGTTTTTTGGTCAGTAATTAGTGGAGCTTTAGATCTACATAATAATGTAGCAAAAATTATTGGAATAAGGAAGATGTGGGATAGTCATTTAATTATTAAACCATTAGCAAAAATTGCAGGCGTTACGAGAAAATTAACTACTGATGAATCTCACAAGGTAATGAGTAAACTGTATTACCCAGAAGTTAAAGAGTTAAAAGACAAACATTACGTTGAACTTTTCTGGAACAAAGTTTATTACTTTTGGGTTTTCTTTGAACATACAGTAATCGCATTTGTTACTATTTTAATAATAAGTATCGCCAAATTAACAAATATATTCTCTGTTACTGGCTCTTTAATTAATCTTTGGTTGTGGATTATTTCTCTTGTCGCATTTGACTTCCTTATTTTCATAGCATCAGTTAAACCAAGAACAGAAAGCCAAGTAAGACAAATACCTGATAGCAAAATAAAAGAATTCTTTAACAATAACAATATTTTTTAAACGAGGTTGATTTTGAATTACAAAATAAATGGAATAAACATACGTTCAGAAAATGCAGCGAAGCCGCACACTATGCCATCTAACTATCTCTGTAAACAGATTGAAAGCACTAATAAAAATGGCAATGCCCTTGATTTTGGATGTGGAAAACTTAGATATTCAGAACAATTAGTAAATAAATTTGAAACTGTGACATTTTTAGATTCCAGAAGACAACTAGAAAGAGTGCAAATTATCAGAGGTGTACAAACTACGATTCCAGATTACGTGATAAATAACTATAAGAATGCTAATATTGTTTCTTATGAAAATATAGATAAAATAACAAATCATTATGATTTCATACTTTGCGCAAACGTGCTTTCCGCAATTCCATGTGAATCCACAATTCACAAAGTCCTCAGTGCGATTAGAGAATTATTAAAGAGTGATGGTGAAGCACTGATTGTCAATCAATACAAAAGTTCTTATTTCAAGAGGTACGAGAGCGGTATTAAACATTTGCATGGGTATATATACCAAAACTCTCGCAATGCTTTCTACTATGGTTTATTAGATGTGGATACTGTAAGTAAAATATGCTCAGATAATAATTTAGAAATAATAAAATCATGGAGCAAAGCAGGTAGTTCATATGTGGTTGTTGGTAAACATATACATATTTAGTTTATTTCAACAAATTATTAGAAAGAGTGATTTGCTTGTTAATTATTAGCTCGGCAGTGCCGGATCAACATGACCCTGCCACTTAGGCCATTGCCGGTTTACCTACTTTTGTAAGGTTCAGCATGAAGTTTTTATATACTCTTCCTAATATCAATAGTGATGCTCGCTTATGTTAGCTGCTTCTTGTACATAGTAGCCTTCTCCGACAGTACTGCAATGAGCGGAGAGTAAAAGTCGATAAACAATAAGGAGGTTCACAATAAATATTTCTCGGTGAAACTTTCAAAGCATTCTCTGTTTTGCTAAATCGACAATTATAAATCAACAACATTTAGTGTTATATCAATATTATTTAGCCTTGCAATCTCTGATGAATCACTTGCTATTTTAGCTTTTAATTTATCAATATTAATCATATCTTCATGGCTTATATAAACCATATCACCTTGGTTAACTTTAGATTTGTTCACTATGGCTTGAATAACAGACAAATCATCCATTACACCTCTCATAAATTTCACCATGCTTTGATCTTTGAAGTCAGATATCGATTTTGAACGTTGCTTACGTTGAATTGTTCCTTTTGTAATTACTTCATTAATTTCTTTTAAACCAGTGAGCATATCAGACAGACTGCCTTCGCAACTCATCCGATGTTTTATTGCATTGCGATTAATAATATTGAGTATAATTTCGAGTGAATCTTTATCACTCCATGGATGTAATGATGTATAATCATGATGGCGTCGAATGGCGTCAATCATATCCTGGACCATATCTTCATCTGCTTTATCGCAAAGTTCATTCACGAAATAGCTGGGGTCGATTATTTTACAATAACTTGGAGTTAGGTATCTTGAGGCTTTACAAAAACCAAAAATATATAAAGTAGAGTATTTATCTTTCAGACTCTCTCCTATTTCATTTATTTTCTCAAAAGATTCGATAGTTTTTTAATTTTTGCTGGACTTGCATTCGTAGTAACTTGAACTGCTATCATGTTTTTATTATCAGCTAAATCAATGGCGGGAAAATTAACTTTAATCTGATTCATGTTTACCAGTTCACCCATTTTCAGCGCGCGAAACATAAAGATGGTCAATGACTCAATTATTCTTTCCATGTCATGAAAGCCTGCCTGTTTGCGTTGCGCGATATAAAGCTGGAGTAGTGCAATATCACTCTGTAAGTTTCTAATAAGTGGATCAATCATAGCTAATAATCCTTTTCAATGAAGCTGGAGGTGTGTTTAACTATTAGTTAAATTTCTATTTTTATAGAAACAAGCTTTACAACTTCATCAAAGTTTCTCAAATCCTAATCCACTTTGCAAATCCACTAACCATGCTGAATGCTTTCTGTTGTTAAACATATCCGCTGCTGGCACCAAGCAGACAAACACACTAACTCTACCCTACTCCACAAAAGAGCCAATCAATATCTGAACTAATAAACTTTAATCTCATCACTTCAATAAATATCGAGCATTTCCCTGATAGAATGCTAGTATGCGCTGCATAACTTCACTCTTCCGGCACTCGCGACAGATTATGTTCTGACGCCTGTCGTAGCGACGTATTTCTCCGTCAGGTAATGACCAGATAAGGTCCGGATCAACCGCAGATGGTTCCTTCAGCTTTGCCCTTGAGAGCTTTTTACGGGCATTTTGCCAGTCCTTACGCGCCTGTTCAGACGGGAATAACCCGTAACCAGAGTTGTATACATCGCCGCTGGCAACCAGCTCTCTTGCGAGAACGCTCATCAGATATCTTGTCGCACCTGTCTTGACTTCCAGTTGCCGTAACGTCTCACGCCCACTCCGGCGTACGAGTTCAACAACCTGCCCTTTAATTTTTTCCCGCTCTTCTTGTGTAAAAACTTTTGCCACAAGCCCTCCTGAAAATTACCTCATGACCAGAAATTAACACTTACCCCCTGAAGCCCGGCGGAATTTCGGTATCCGGCTCAGAAATATGATTCACACAACGCTGTACAGACGAACGCCCCAGGCGGATAACCAGTTCATCCCATTTTTCGCGAAGCTTTGACGGACTCATGATATTTTTTACCCAGAATGGATCCCGCTGCACCCGACCAAACATTTCACAAATTTGTCTGTGAGTTCTGCCATCCAGCATCCGCATTGTGCGCACGTCGTTGGCCCATGCGGTCCAGTTGGGTTCTTTCGGTCGCGAAATCTCGCCATCATCGCTGGCGGCCTGCTCGTAAAGACTCACGATTCGCCCCCAGATCCACTGCGCACACGCCAAATCTTCCTGGCTGCCCCACTGGCGTTTTTTCGCACTGAACACAACCGCGTCAGGGTGTCGGGTTAAAAAATCCTGTTCAACCGTCTGCGGGTCCGGTTGCGAAGCTTCCGGACGAGAAGTCTTTTTATTCTCTGTAGTAATCTCTGTTGTATTCTCTGTAAGATCATCAGGCCATTTTGACCCGATGACATTGAGTCGTTTTGAACCAATGGAGCGTTTCATTTTGACCTCTTCCATCGTGTCATTTTGACCTGATGGAGCGGCGCATTTTAAACCGATGGATTCGCTCAATTTGCCACCATCTAAAAGCTCGCTCCCGTAGTTGATCGTGTAGAAATTGGTCATATCGCGCTTTGATTTATTGAGCTTTTCACAACGCAAAAGCCCCAGCGTTTTCAGACTTGCAAACGCGCGCTTTAACGTTGACTCTGACCAGAATGGGAACTGTTCCAGCCATTGTTCCGTTGTGTTATAAATCCAGCGAACACCATCACATTCCATGCCGGAGTTGGTATCTCTCAACCAGTAGTGCAGTTGTTGCAAAACAATGGCTTCGTTTAAGCCAATTTTCATTGCCAGCTGCGTGTTTATAACCAGTGGGCGTTCAGCAAAAAGAAGACTCATAATTCCATCCAGCTTTTTGTTGGTATTGCTGTCGATACGCAAGCTTGAAAGCAATTGCTTTTTCTATAAGTTCGTCAGTTTCACGATCTACAACGGCAGGATCTGCAAAAAGCAGTCCGGATTCCACCACATCGCCATATTCTTTATTTAACCCGGCGATCATGTACGTAATACTTTTTCCATCACTGATCTCACGATACAACCTGAAATCACTAATCCGGATAGCCTCCATAATCGCAGGCACTAGCGCCGTGAACTTTTCACGCTTATCCCTGGTGTCGATAGCCTTCCAGCGTTCGAATATCTTCACTCGATTAACGCCAAGCGCTCGCTGATCAACCGCGCCACCTTCATCTGTGACACGCTGAACATCGATGTTCGGGCGCTCTTTCAAAGCCCAGAATGCTTCAGTGATTAATATCGTCGCCTGCTCCTGTGTCATTCCTGGTCGACATATCCAGGCATCCAGAGCCTCACGAGCCTGTTCAGGAGTGATTTTCATTGTTCAACCGCCCCGCCCGCTTCGTCTTACGATATTCATCATAAACTTTGGGATCATACTGAAGCTCCCCGCCAGATGCCTCCTGTAGACGCATCGCGCGACCTTCGGGAACTAAATCCCCTTTCCAGCTATAAAGCGAAGCCAAACGAATACCTGCTGCTTGTGCAAGTTTTGTTTTTGAACCGAAATACAAAAGAGCGTCAGTTTTAAGCATTTAAAACACCTTTATTGTTAGTCATAACTAACAATAAAGGTGTTAACAAAAACATAGTCAATACGATTTAGCATTAGCTAACTATGGAAACAAAAATTTAACTATCGGCGAACGCATTAGGTATCGTCGGAAAAACCTCAAACACACCCAAAGGTCTCTTGCTAAAGCCCTGAAAATCTCCCATGTGTCTGTATCACAATGGGAACGGGATGATAGTGAACCTACAGGGAAGAACCTTTTTGCCCTCAGCAAAGTATTGCAATGCTCACCAACATGGATTCTATTTGGCGATGAAGACAAGCAACCAACACCACCTGTTGAGAAGCCAGTTGCCTTATCCCCCAAAGAACTAGAGCTCCTTGAGCTGTTTAATGCACTGCCAGAATCAGAACAGGATACCCAGCTCGCCGAAATGCGAGCTCGAGTAAAAAACTTCAATAAACTCTTTGAAGAATTACTAAAAGCCCGTCAGCGGACAAATAAAAGATAACATCATCAATGAGTTATCTTTTACCACATCAATCATGTTAGCCATAACATACAAAATCACTTGACCTATATGTTAGCCATGGCTAATCTTATTTGCATCAACACACCGCACGGTGTTCTCAGCAAACAGTTCCGCTACCCCAGCGTTAAGGGGAAATGAGGTCAGCATGGATACTATCGATCTTGGCAACAACGAATCTCTGGTGTACGGCGTGTTTCCCAACCAGGACGGTACGTTCACCGCGATGACGTATACCAAAAGCAAAACGTTTAAAACCGAAAATGGTGCCCGTCGCTGGCTGGAAAGAAACTCAGGTGAGTGATATGGATTTCGACACAATCATGGAAAAGGCTTACGAAGAATACTTCGAAGGTCTTGCCGAAGGCGAAGAAGCTCTCAGCTTCAACGAATTTAAACAGGCGCTTTCCAGTTCGGCAAAATCTAACGGCTGATAAGCGAAACAGCACCGCGAGGAATCAGTATGCAGAAACGAGAACCCGTCATCATCGCGCCAGACTATACCGATGATGAACTTTATGAGTGGATGCACCAGAAAATTAATGCAGCGCAGGATCTGAAATGGGCCAATGAAGCCAGAGCTAAGCAGGCTGAAAATCTGTCCGCTCTGGAGCAGGATATCACCAATCTGGAAAAAGCAGCGGCATTAAGCATTGCCAGAATGATTACATACCCGCGTTAGTAGCTAATCAACAAAGCTAAGGTTAGTAATTAAGGAGTTCTCCACGGGTGAGGTGGAGTGCGTGCGCCGGACACGGGTGAGCATCCGGCATTGACAGTTTACTGAAAGGATATTTCCCTGAAAAGTCAGACCATAACGCGAAAGCGCACGGCGAGGTAGCTGGTTCATAGATAGCCTGTCGTTAAATTTTCGTCGACCGTGCGCTTCCGGTTGTGGCAATCCGCGAAATGGCGCGGCGGTAAGTATGGCGGGGTTATTCCTTCCCCCGTTGAGGACACCGGGTTGTCAGGTTGACCATACGCTTAAGTGACAACCCCGCTGCAACGCCCTCTGTTATCAATTTTCTGGTGACGTTTGGCGGTATCAGTTTTACTCCGTGACTGCTCTGCCGCCCTTTTTAAAGTGAATTTTGTGATGCGGTGAATGCGGCTGAGCGCACGCGGAACAGTTAAAACCAAAAACAGTGTTATGGGTGGATTCTCTGTATCCGGCGTTAATTGTTAACTGGTTAACGTCACCTGGAGGCACCAGGCACCACATCACAAAATTCATTGTTGAGGACGCGATAATGGAAACGTTATTACCAAACGTTAATACGTCTGAAGGTTGTTTTGAAATTGGTGTCACTATCAGTAACCCTGTATTTACTGAAGATGCCATTAACAAGAGAAAACACGAACGGGAGTTATTAAATAAAATATGCATTCTTTCAATGCTGGCCCGTTTACGTCCGATACAAAAAGGATGCTGGCAATGAATACAGCATTTGCACTTGTTCTGACAGTTTTTCTTGTTTCCGGAGAGCCAGTTGATATTGCAGTCAGTGTTCACAGGACAATGCAGGAGTGTGTGACTGCAGCAACCGAACAGAAAATTCCCGGTAACTGTTACCCGGTCGATAAAGTTATTCACCAGGATAATAACGAAATCCCGGCAGGTCTTTAAAACAGTTCCGTAATAAACATCCGGTTTCATTCTTATATGCCAGCAATGGCAGGGATTTGTTCACCCTTAAATCTGTAATGAGGTAAAACAAAATGAGTAAAGTCTTTATTTGCGCTGCTATTCCTGATGAACAGGCCATAAAAGAAGATAGCGCTGTTGCGGTGGCCACTGCCATTGAAGCTGGTGATGAGCGTCGCGCACGCGCAAAATTTCACTGGCAATTCCTGGAACATTATCCGGCTGCTCAGGACTGCGCTTATAAATTTATTGTCTGCGAGGATAAACCTGGCATACCCCGCCCTGCCCTCGATTCCTGGGATGCTGAATATATGCAGGAAAACCGCTGGGATGAGGAGTCTGCTTCCTTTGTCCCGGTTGAGACTGAATCCGATCCGATGAACGTCACTTTTGACAAGCTGGCCCCTGAAGTACAGAACGCTGTCATGGTTAAGTTCGACACATGTGAAAACATCACCGTTGATATGGTTATTAGCGCACAGGAATTGTTGCAGGAAGACATGGCAACATTCGACGGACATATCGTTGAAGCGTTGATGAAAATGCCAGAAGTTAACGCCATGTATCCGGAGCTTAAGCTGCATGCCATCGGGTGGGTTAAGCATAAATGTAAGCCTGGTGCCAAATGGCCCGAAATTCAGGCAGAGATGCGCATCTGGAAAAAACGTCGCGAAGGTGAACGCAAGGAAACCGGAAAATACACGTCTGTTGTTGATCTCGCCCGCGCCAGAGTCAATCAACAGCACACTGAAAATTCAACAGGAAAAATCAGCTTGGTCATTGCTGCCATTCATCGCGAATACAAGCAGACATGGAAAACACTGGATGACGAACTGGCCTACGCTCTCTGGCCTGGTGATGTGGATGCCGGAAACATTGACGGCAGCATCCATCGCTGGGCAAAAAATGAAGTTATCGACAACGACCGCGAAGACTGGAAGCGTATCTCGACATCAATGCGCAAACAGCCTGATGCCCTTCGCTACGACCGCCAGACTATTTTTGGCCTTGTCCGTGAACGTCCGATCGACATTCACAAAGACCCTGTGGCACTGAACAAATACATTACTGAATACCTGACTACAAAGGGCGTGTTTGAAGATGAAGGAACAAATCAGAGCGCAACTGATACTCTCTCGTCGTCAGTACCAGAAACTGATGCAGTGGAAACGGCAATTCCGGACAACGAAAAAACCGAATGCAAAGTGGAAGTCGAACCATCTGTAGAGCGTGAGGGGCCGTTCTACTTCCTCTTCACCGACAAGGATGGCGAAAAATACGGTCGCGCAAACAAACTTTCTGGTCTGGATAAGGCACTGGCTGCCGGGGCTACTGAAATCACGAAAGAAGAATATTTCGCCCGCAAAAACAGTACATACTCAGGTTCACAACAAAATACTGGTGCATCTGACACGACCGCACAACCAGAGCCGGTAAAAGTTACCGCTGACGAAGTAAACAAAATTATGCAGGCAGCCAATATCAGCCAGCCTGACGCCGATAAGTTGCTTGCTGCCTCTCGCGGAGAATTTGTTGCAGGGATTAGCGACCCGAATGATCCGAAATGGGTAAAGGGGATGGAAACCCGCGATTCTGTAAACCAGAACCAGCAAGAATCGGAACAGAACGACCAGAAAGCGGAACAAAACAGCCCAAATACGCAACAAAACGAGCCAGAAACGAAACAACCTGAGCCAGTAGCGCAACAGGAACCGGAAAAAGTCTGCACCGCCTGCGGTCAAAGCGGTGGTGGCAACTGCCATGATTGTGGCGCGGTGATGGGTGACGCAACATACCAGGAAACATTCGATGAAGAGAATCAGGTTGAAGTTCAGGAAAATGATCCGGAGGAAATGGAAGGCGCTGAACATCCACACAAGGAGAATGCTGGTAGCGCTCAGGATCACGCCAGCGATAGTGAAACTGGCGAGACGGCAGATCCCTTAATTACGGTGAACGGTCATCACGTTATCACATCCACCAGCAGGACGTGTGACCATCTAATGATCGACCTTGAAACCATGGGAAAAAATCCTGATGCCCCGATTATCTCAATAGGTGCAATATTTTTCGATCCGCAAACCGGAGATATGGGACCGGAATTTAGTAAGACTATTGATCTGGAAACTGCTGGCGGAGTCATTGATCGGGACACCATTAAATGGTGGCTTAAGCAATCACGCGAAGCGCAATCTGCCATTATGACCGATGAAATCCCGTTAGATGATGCACTGTTACAATTGCGGGAATTTATCGACGAAAACTCCGGTGAATTTTTTGTTCAGGTCTGGGGTAACGGTGCAACTTTCGACAACGTGATTTTACGCCGTTCATATGAACGGCAGGGGATCCCCTGCCCGTGGCGTTACACCAATGATCGCGATGTAAGAACGATGGTTGCTCTGGGACTGGTGATGGATTTCGACGCAAGAACGACTATTCCATTCGAAGGTGAACGCCATAACGCTCTGAACGATGCACGTTACCAGGCGAAATACGTTTCAGCCATCTGGCAAAAACTGCTCCCGAGTCAGGCTGATTTTTAATGTTCAACCCATATCGCCGCCCACCAGCTATAGTGGCGGCGGTCATGCTGTAAAGGCACGTGACCACATGTACGAATTAACTCTATCTCCAGCAGAGATTAAAGAGATCACGAAATACGAGCGATACACAAAACAGCAACACCAGTTAAGACTGCACGGCATCCCATTTGTAATCGGCCCTAAAAACGAACCCATAGTTCTCCGCAGGGATATTCCACACGGTCTGACAACGATGCCAAAAACATCTGAACTGGTTTCTGCTGAACCCGATTTTGAGGCGCTGAACAATGGGAAGACCAAGAAAAAATAAAAAAGATAATGTACTGCCACCGCGGGTTAGATCGAATGGTTACAGTTACGTGTGGAAACCCGAAGGAAGTACAAGAAGTATAGGGCTAGGAAGAGTGCGGAAAACCAGCGTAGCTAAAGTCTGGCAAAATTATGAACTGGAAAAAGCAAAACTCCACAACATAATGACCGTAGCTAAATTATGGCACATGTTTATGGACTCCCCTGCATTTACAGAACTGGCCCCCCGAACCCAAAAAGATTATCGACAACATCAGAAGGCGTTGCTGATGGTATTCGGAAAAGTGCTTGCTGATAATGTCAAAACTGAGCAGGTAAGAATTTTCATGGATAAACGAGGGCTTGAGAGCAAGACCCAGGCAAATCATGAACTGGCAAGCCTGAGTCGAGTATACGGGTGGGGATATGAGCGTGGGTATGTGAAGAATAACCCATGCAAAGGAGTCAGAAAATTCTCTCTTAAAGCCCGCACTGTTTACATCACCGATGAACAGTATGCGGCGATATATGCGGAAGCAATTCCACAGTTACGCATTGCAATGGAGATTTCCTATCTCTGTGCGGCAAGACTCGGTGATGTGCTTGAGTTGAAATGGCAGGATATTATGGATAAAGGGATCTACATTGAGCAAAACAAAACCGGCACCAAACAAATCAAGGAATGGTCACCGCGATTACGTACAGCGATCCAGTTAGCCCGAAATGTATCTTCCTGTACATGCGAATATGTGATCAATACAACCAAAGGCGGGAAAGTCATAGCTAAAACGCTGAATAACTGGTGGAATCAGGCTAAACGCGCAGCCGAGCAAAAAGTTGGCGTTCCGTTCGGGTGTAATTTTCACGACATAAAAGCCAAGGGGATCTCAGATTACGAAGGCAGCAGTCGCGACAAACAAATTTTCAGCGGGCATAAAACAGAAAATCAGGTGTTGATTTACGATCGTAAAACAAAAATCACACCAACACTGGATTTGCCGCTCGTGGTTAGCAAGTAG